GCTAAAGCTATAGATCCTATAATGAGCGTACCAAAGAATGAATTGCTATCAGTGTTCCATTTATATTATAGCTTACAGAAAGCAAAAAACGTTCTTGTGGAGAAATTAAGTCAAGCAGGGTTTATAAAAACTTTCTTAAAAACTACAGATGGATGGAAAGTGACAGGTCAAGAAGGATTTGTTGCAACAGATAAATTAAAACAAAACACACTAAAATTAGTGGATAGATTAGAATTCAGTTATGCAAACTTCTCAGATGATGTAATAAAAGGCTGGGAATCTGATCTTAGAAGATAAATAATATATAAATATAAACGGCTATTACTATATCATATAGAGCCTCGAAAGAGTTGGTACAGTAATTAATATTAACATAAGTTAGCCTACGGGAAACCTTTTTATGCCTATAGATAATCAACCATTACCTGGTATCAAACCAGGTTCAGACCAAGGACAAACTACAGTTGTCACACCTCCAGTACCTTTAAAGAATCCTAGTAAAGACAAATTAAAGCTACAAAAAGTACCTAAAAAACTAAAAGATATAGTAGATATTAGTCCTACTATTAAAGAAGAGGATAAGAAAAAGTCTAAACATTCAGTAATGGCATTTGGAAGAATGAATCCTCCACATGCTGGACATCAACACGTTGTTGATAAAGTTGCTGATGTTGCTAAGAAAGTTGGTGCTAAAAGAGGTAGAGTAGTTGTATCTCATTCACACGACAAGGAAAAGAATCCATTAGACCAGAAATCAAGAATGGATTATGTTAAAAAAATGAATCCATCTAATAAAGTTAGAGGTTCAAGTAAAGAACATCCTAACTTCTTATCATATGCTAAGAAGTTGCATGGAAAAGGAACTACAGATTTACATGTAGTGACAGGCTCAGACAGAGCAGACAATTTTAAAAAGACACTAGACAAATATAATAATCATCCAGATCATTATAGTTTTAACTCAATTACAGTACACAAAGCTGGTGAAGATAGAGATGAGAAATCTAAATCAACATCCGGTGCAAGTGGAACCAAACAAAGAGAACATGCTAAGAAAGGTGATTACAAATCATTTGCAAAGAACTTACCTAAAGCATTACAGAAAGATGGTGAGTCAATGTATAAGAAGATGAGAGAGTGGAATGAAGGAGATTGGGACGATCTAATTCAAGAATGGAATGATCTATCAGATGATCAATTAGAACTTATGATTGATAATGACATTGAAACAGAAAATGTAATCAACGAAAGAGTATTGAATTTAATGCAGAGAAAGAGAGCTGCATTAAAAATGAGAAGACTCAAATTTAGAATAGCTCGAGCAAGAAAGATTAAAAGAAAGCGTTTTGCAACAATGGATATGTTGACAAGAAGAGCTAGAAGAAAAGCAAGACAGTTTATTAGAAAAAGGATAGCAGGTAAGATGGGTGAAAAGTATGTTGATTTATCACCATCACAAAAAATGTCTATCGATAGAAGAATGCAGAAAAAGATTCCATTTATAAATAAAATGGCAAAAAGGTTATTGCCTAAAGTTAGGCAAGCAGAATTAGTAAGACTAAAGGCAGCACGTGCAAGAAAAGAATCATACATCAATAGTAGTTTCGGAAGTCTCATCACCGAGCTACAAACAAGTGGGTCGCCCGACGATTACGGTATCGAACAACTCAAAGAGAGTAGAAATTACACTCCAACAACAAACACAGAAACTTCGGATCCGAAACTCCGAATAAAAGAATCCCAGCAAGCAGAAATAAAACAGGAAGCTCACTATGTGAGTGAAGCAGTTGACGTTATGGTAGACGCATTGGCTGCTTTAGATAAAAAAGCTCAAAAAGCTAACGTAGAGTTAGACACCCTGTTTGTTGAGTTTATTGACGGATATAATAATCCACACGGCAAACAAACTCCTCAACAGGGTGGGTTTGCCGCTGTGAACCGTTTAATTGCTGAAATGTCAGCTGCAGAAAAAGATAAAGCAGAAGACATTGTTAAAGGAATGAAGAAAAAAGCATCTTACTTTATGAAAAAATATGGTAAAGATGCTAAGTCAGTTATGTATGCTACGGCTAATAAAATGGCTCAAGAAGACATGCAGAAGTTCAGAAAAGAAATTATTGAAGGCGAGTTAGAAGAAGGTGGCTGGGAAGGCTGGGAACGATTCAATAAAAGCTCAAAAGGTA